AGAGTATTCCGGAATTGGCTTGCCCCGTGATGTTCAGAATACTGCTAATGCTCAGACTGGCTCTACCTCTTCTCCCTCGGTTAGTGCGACCGGAACTTCTTCTACGGGTGATTTGTGGCTTGCATTGGTGGGAACGGCTGAAGGCTCGGGGCAGGCTACTTCTCCGACGTGGACAAACAGCTTTGCTAATCAGCAGACAGTAACTACTGCTCCTGGTTCTAGGTATATTTCTACCTTTGTGGCGACATTCCAGAATACTGCTGCTGCCACTGTCTCTACGGTGTGTACGTGGTCTGGATCTGGACAGGTTGACCGAATTTCTCTCCTAATCGCATTTCCGATTAGTGCTGCTCCTCCCGCTTCCGTTCACGGCACTCCTGCTATTTCTCTAGTTGGCTCTACAGGAATTAGCTCTAATACGGCGGGCGCATTCGGTCCTCTTTCCGCTCCTGGCACATTGCTTCCGGGAGATTTCGTAGTTGTTTGTGCGGTTCAGAATCAGACTACCGCAATGACGTTTACAGGTTCGGGATGGAATACTCTTTCCTCTACCGTTAACTCCACGGGCCTTTATGCACCATTAGTTCTGTATAAGGTCTGGGCCACTGGTGATGTTATGCCGACGGTTACCTCTTCTACAGGTAAGTGGGCATATTCGACAATGGCATTCCGGGCTGATATCGGGGCACTTGCTCTAGATCAGTCTGCTGTCGGAACAGGTCAGACAACAGCGGGAACTACTCTAGCTCCACCTTCTGTAACTTCTGCCCGAACAGGTGTTGTTTCGATTGTATTGTTTGCTGGCCGCGCTTCTGCTACTGGTGCTACAGCGATTACTGCGACTCCACCTACAAACTGGGCTGAAGGAACTACACCTTCGCAGTCTGACGCATCCACTAATGCCGGAACTACAGCAGCACTACAGCAGGTGCAAGTAGAGGTTGCTTATCGTTTAAACCAGACGGGAACAATCGCGCCGGGAACTGCAACATTCTCTGGCTCTTCTTTCCACACAGCATATCACATTACCGCATATGCTACTCCTCTAACTGATTTCTCGGGCTGGGGAATGTACATTAATCTTTAGGAGGCGAAATGGCACTACCAGGACCAGAGCCAAAGGATCATAAGATTGGCCGAACTCCTAATGCCGAATGGGTCGAGGTAGTCAACGAACCTAATTTAAACACACCAGATTTGCCTCCGGGTGATTGGTCGGATGCCACGTCTCAATGGTGGAATGCGGTTCGCTCGCTTCCTCATACTGTTCTATGGGCAGACTCGGATTGGATTTTCGCATTCGACACCGCGCGACTAAAGGAACGTTTCTACGATGGTGATATGACTGCGGCGATTACTATGGAAATGCGTCGTCGGGAAGACCTGATGGGAACTACTGTAGAAGCTCGGCGAAAGTTGCGAATTCGTTACATTAGTGTTCATGTGACGGATGATGAAATCCATGAGGTATTCAAGGAAGATGTGGAAGACCGACGTAAGCGACTATTGGAGGAATAATGCCGAAGCGAATTAAGAAGGCCGAGTGGAAGATCAAGGGACCGGGCCGACCAAAGCCTAACGTGAAGAATGCAAAGGGCGGAAGTGCTAATGGCGGACATAACAGTGGCGGTGGCGGAAAGTAGGTGATGGGGAATGTCTGATACTAAGCTATTGGTACGTTCCCCTAACCATTCACGTCATCGCTCTCTAGGTGGCTTGGCAATTGCATGGATTGAGCATTTCTGCGTTCACGGGCCGGGCGACGTTCAAGGTCAGCCTATTCTACTAGACGACGAATTTGCGGGGTTCATTTATGACGCATATGCACTCGGAGAATCTGGACGACGCCTCTATCGAACTGCATTCCTGTCCCGAAGTAAGGGACGTGCCAAGTCAGAGCTTGCGGGATTCCTCGTCCTCTACGAAGCATTCGGCCCGTCCAGGTTCGCGGGATTTGCGAAGGGAACAGAGGAATTCCGAATTGGCTCGTTTTCGTACAAGTATTCAGCGGGCGAGCCGATGGGGAAGGTCGTAACATATCCGTTCATTCGTTGTTTGGCGACGGAAGAAACTCAGGCTGGAAACACATATGACAATGTGTATTACAACCTAGGCGGATATGGTGAGGGTTCGCGCCGACTTATCGAGACTTACGGCGTTAATAAGAATGCTGTGGGATTGACTAAGATTCAGGTTCCCGCAGGAGGTGAGATTGTTCCGTCGACGGCTTCCAGTGCTGCCAAGGATGGTGGTAAGGAATCGTTTGCGGTGTTTTGACGAAACTCACCTTTACATTCTTCCCGAGTTGCAGCGAATGTGGCGAACCGTTAACCGTAATCTACAGAAGCGAAAGGACGCTGACCCGTGGGGATTGGAAACCTCCACGATGTATGCTCCCGGAGAAGAATCGATTGCGGAACAGAGTCACAAGACAGCACAGGACATTTTGGCCGGTAAGCTGAAGATGGATAACCTGCTGTTCGATCACAGGCAGGCATCAATGTCCACTAAGCTCGGCGACAAGGATTCTCTAATCAATGGACTAAAGGAAGCTTATGGTCCTGCTTCTGATTGGATGGATCTTGACGGAATGATCCAGTCTATTTACGATCCGCGCAATCCGGTATCTGACAGCAGGCGTTATTTCCTTAACCAGCCTACTGCCGCTAGCGATTCTTGGCTAACCTATCCTGAATGGGAATCTTGCGGCGACACTGAGCTAACCCTTCTTCCGGGCGAAACGATCACACTTGGATTCGACGGAAGCCAGAAGCGTGCTCGTGGGAAGGCAGACGCTACAGCCCTAATTGCTTCCCGACTATCCGACGGTGCTCTATTCCCTATTCGTATTTGGGAGCAGCCTGACGGACCAATGGGCGAAGATTGGCGCGTGTCGGTGGAGGAAGTAGAATCTGAAGTAGAGGAAGCATTCAAGACATATCGAGTAATCGGATTCTATGCCGACCCCGCTAAGTGGGAATCTTCTATCGCTAAGTGGGAACGTGAGTACGGACATAAGCTAAAGGTTAAGTCCTCTCCGAAGAATCCTATTGAATGGTGGATGACTGCCGGGCGATCGATCTTGGTTTCGCGCGCACTAGAACGATTCGAGAATGCGGTCCATGATCAGGAACTTCGCCATAACGGTAATCAGCATTTGACTCAGCACGCTTTGAATGCAAAGAAGGTGCCGACTCCTCAGGGATTCCGCATTCAGAAGGAGCACCCACAAAGTACCCGTAAGATTGACGCCGTAGTGGCAGCCGTTTTGGCATATGAGGCAAGAGCAGACGCTATTGCTTCTGGTGCAAAGATGAGCCGTCGCGGTGGTCGAATCATTAGCGTATAAGGAGCCGCATGGCGCTTTACAATTTGGAGACGCCGTTTTCTCCTGAGTGGTGGCTAAAGCGGCTTACTGCAAAGCTAAACGGCCAGCGCAAGGATATTGATTACCTAGACAGGCTTTACCGTGGTGATCACCCATTGCCCGACGTTCCCGAAAATTTCCGACTTCTATTCCGTGGATTCCAGACAATTGCCCGAACTAACTATCTCGCCCTAGTAGTTGAGTCGCCACTAGAGCGAATGAATGTGGTTGGTTTTCGTGTTGGTGATTCTGACACTGCGGATGATGCTACGTGGGAAAGGTGGAATGCCGCTCATCTCGACGCTGATCAGGTTAGCGTTCACCGAATGATGCTGGCTTTGCGTCGCGGTTACACAATGGTCGGCAACCACCCACGAAAGGACGGAGTAGTAGTAATTACTCCGGAACACCCTACTCAGGTAATTCACGAATCTTATCCAGAAGACAGGCGTGAGGTAAGGGCAGCCCTAAAGCTATGGATGGATGATATTGGTGGCTATTTGCGCGCCAATGTTTATCTGCCAAAGGGTGAGGCTGGATTGTCGGCAGGATACGTATTCCGTTATCGTGGCGCAAAGTCCTCGTCCTCCGAATTGCTCGTGACTTCACAGACCAACGATGTTCTATTCGAAGCTTTCCAGGAATGGGAACTAATTGACTCTATGCCTACTGGTCTAGATGATGTTCCTATTACTCCTTTCGAAAACAGGTTCGATCCGATGACCGGGCCGCGTGGCGAATTCGAAGATGTTATTCCTATTCAGCTTCGTGTAAACAATACTATCTTCCATCGACTAGTTGCCGAGCAGTTCGGTTCATTCCGTCAGAAGGCGATTCTTGATTATGTTCTAGAGCGTGATCCTATCTCTGGTGATCCCATTCCTCCTGAGCTAAGGAATGATCCAGGAACGGCATGGATTTTCGAGCCGGGCGAAGATGGTAACACTCCGTCACTATTCGAATTCTCGCAGACTTCTACATCGGATATTATTTCTGCTGCTGCGGCCGACGTTAGGGATATGGCTTCCATTTCTCGCACTCCACCACATTACCTTCTCACGGGAATGGTTAACGTGACGGGAGATGCACTGAAGGCCGCCGAAACCGGATTGATCATGAAGGTAAAGCGTGAGCACATTCCGGAGGCTAGTGGAGGCTGGGAATCGACAATGGCAAAGGCTGCTCTTCTTGCCAATGACCCTACTGACTTTACAAACGCTGAAGCTTTGTGGGCCGATCCTGAATCGCGCACATTGGGTGAGCTTGCCGATGCCGCACTAAAGAAGAAGACTGCTGGCGTTACTTGGCGTCAGCTAATGATGGACCTTGGCTATACTCCTGACGCTATCGACCGAATGGAAACTGAGCGCGTTCAAGATGCTCTAGTAACTGCTACTTTGGCTGCACCATTGGGAGGCCCAAATGTTGGAGGAAATCCTAGCGGCACACAGCCTACAGCGGGAAGCACTGGTGGACCGAATTCTGGCAATTCTGGAACAGCAGTGGGGCGCAGTAACAACGTGGGATGATGCCGGAATCGAGCAATTCACGCGGGCAGTTACACCTATTGTTAATGGTGCTCAGGTTATGTCGGGGAGAATGGCAGATGCCTATATCGCCCAGGTACTAACCGAAATGACCGGTAAGCGAGTTAACCCTACGGGAATTCAGTTTACCGGAGACTTGCGCGGAGTACCTACGGCGGAAGTTTATAGGCGTCCATTCGTGGAAGTGTTTAGTGGGCTAAAGAATGGCCTGCTTTTCGCCGACGCTTACAATTCTGGCTTGGCTAGGCTGAGGGAAATTGGGGATGACGATATGTCCCTGGCTTATCGGGTGGGCACTCAGAAGTCAATGACCGCCCAGAAGATCAAGGATTATCGCCGAGTCGTCAGGCCAGAATTGAGCAAGGGCGGAACGTGTCCACTCTGTCATTTGGCCGCCGAGAATGTCTATCATCGATCTAATCTTTTGCCAATTCATACGCATTGCCGATGTGCTGTAATGCCTATCATTGGCTCTAATGATCCTGGCTCACGTTTAAACAGTGAGGATTTGGGATCACTTGAATCGCCCAAGGAATCGCCAGTAATCAGGCATCACGGTGAGCTTGGGCCAATTCTGCAAATCGCAGGACAACACTTTACATCAGAAGCGCAGGTCGCTTAAATCTCCGGGAGAGAAAATGCCAGAGGAAACAAAGACAGAGGAAACCGAAGTCAAGGAGACTCAGGAAGTTACCGAGACTAAGGAAGCTCCGAAGGGCAAGACCTATGACGAGGATTACGTAAAGGAACTTCGTCGAGAAAGCGCAGGTTACCGAACACAGTTGCGTAACGTGGAGCAGGAAAGGGATCGAGCCTTGGCCGAATTGGAAGAAGCAAAGGGCGGAAGTAAGGAAACGTCCTCTCGCCTAACCGATTTGGAAAGGGAGAATGCCCGCCTAAAGGTTGCGCTTGATAAGGGATTGCCGAAGGATTTGGTTCCTAGGCTAGTTGGTAACACAGAAGAGGAATTGGCTACGGATGCTGATTCTCTCCTAGCCCTTCTCGGACCACAGCAGAAGGGAATTCATGATAACGGGCCACGTCCGAAGGTTGACCCACCTGATTTGCGTACTCGAATTGTCGAGGCGGAAAAGGCTGGCGACTGGAATACAGCCCGCTCGCTAAAGTCTCAGCTTGCCTTTGAGCAGGCTAACGCACAATAAGGAGATTTAAATGGCCGGTATTGCCGGAACAGTAACCACATTCAATGCACCGAATTATGTCGGGGAACTCTTTCAGCTTTCCCCTACCGACACTCCCTTCCTCTCTGCCATTGGTGGACTCACAGGAGGAGAGCGAGTAAATTCTATTATGTTCCAGTGGAGCACAACTGACCTTAGGACTTCTGACAACACACGTCAGCGTCTAGAAGGTGCTAATGCTCCTGCGGCTGAAGGTCGTACTCGTTCGGCAGCGTATAACGTAGTCGAGATTCACCAGGAAGCGCTTGCTATTTCCTACACAAAGCTAGCTGCTTCTGGGCAGTTTGCTTCTACTGGTGCTCCTGCTGCTACTAACGCTGGTGGACTTGACGAGGCAGCCCGCATTAATGAGCTTGATTTCCAGGTTAACGCACACCTAAAGCAGATTGCGCGCGACCTTGAAAAGCAGTTCCTTGTGGGTACATTTGCGCACCCTGCGGACAACACTGCTCCACGTAAGACACGCGGACTTCTTGCGGCGATTGCAACTAACACAACTGCTGCGGCGGCTGCTCCTCTTACTGCCAAGATGATTAATGACATGGCTCAGACAATCTATTCTAGCGGTGGATTGCTGGAAGGTGAGACACGTACTCTTATTGTTTCGCCAGTGCAGAAGCGTAACCTTACGACACTCTTCGTGACTAACAAGGGATACGCTGAGCCTACCCGTAATGTCGGTGGCGTGGACCTACAGCAGATTTACACGGACTTTGGTTCGTTCAATGTAATGCTGGACCGTTACATGCCTGACGACACAATTGCTTTCGTTTCTCTAGAAGAGTGCGCTCCTGTATTCCTAGAGATTCCTGGCAAGGGATTCCTATTCGTAGAGCCACTGGCAAAGACTGGTTCTGCCGAGAACTACCAGGTTTACGGCGAGATTGGTCTAAAGTACGGTAATGAAGTCAAGCACGGTAAGATCACTGGTCTTGCCACAGCCGTTCAGTGAGCGAAAGGAATAATAACATGGCTGAATACCCAACACCCGAGCAGCTTCGTGATCCTAATTACGTAATGCCTGCTGAATTCGGCGCGCCTCAGGATCGTGGGGAAAGTGCTCCCGCTGCTAATCCTGCTCCTGGTCCTGGTAATGAGACAGAGCCACGCACCGATCTAAAGGAATTCGTAGTAGTTCCTGCCGACCCATTCGATTCCGACGGAAAGCCTGTAGAGGGAGTTTCTGACCCTAAGCCGGTAAAGGAACCCGCTTCCAAGGCTGGCGGAACAGACCTTCCCAAGAAGTGAGGTAACGCACCGTGACGCTGTTTACACAAGATGATCTAGCGGTCCTAGCGGGCATTGAAGTTTCAAGTGAGCGTTACGGTGCCGTTTACCGTACTGTCGTGGGATTGGTAAGGGAAGCTTACGGTGCCGATCCAGAGATTTCTACAGGTGACGCTAGGCAGGTAATTGTTTCCGTTGCAACAGCAGTAGCTTTGCGCGTATTGGCTAATCCTCTTGGCGCTCGTTCTATGGGTCTGGGCGCTGCTAATGTCGTATTCGCCGGTAACGATAGCACCGTCGGATCAGTAGGGCTAACTTCCGAGGAACGTCGCAGTCTTAGGCGTTTGCGCTCTCCTGGCGGTTCTATCGTTTCGGTGCCAATTCTGACATACGGAGAGTATATCGTCCCATGATTACCAGCCTGATGAATGATACCGTAACAATCGTTAGACTTTCCGACGGCACGACAGATGAATATGGCCGACCTTCCCGTGATGTTGCTGAGCGGATTGATTCGCGCGCTCGAATTGAGCAAAGGTCATCACGGGAAGGTGAGGCATTCACTACCGACACATGGCGTATTGCATTGCCCGCAGGATCGCAAATCGACGCCGGGGATGAGATTGAATATTCGGGAAAGCGATTCGAAGTAATCAATGCGCCCGATAATCTTTCGATTCCAGGCTTTTCATTCCTTGACAGGGTGGAAGTCGATTTGCGATATGTGAGGCCAATTGATGCGACCTGAATTCGTAATCCCTAAGGTATTGCCGCCCGCGATTTCCTGGCTAAAGAATCATTCCGATCTTGCGCCTCTACATGGTGGCCGCGTTTCCGACGAAATGATGCAAACTCTTCCTTGCTTGCGCGTCACAGTAGGATTCTATCTTCCCGCGAATAGGTGGGAGAGGAAGCCGGTTTACCAGATTGATGCATGGGGAAGTACGCGCGCCGAATCGGATAACCTTGGAACGGCAGTAGCAAATGTTTGGCCCGACTATAAGGGAGCATTCGGCGTATCGGCTTACATTGCGGGCGCTTGGCTTCACACCGACGGACCATTGCCTTTGCGCGACCCAGATACACAATACTATCGGACAATGGTGCAAGCCGCACTAGAAATTCACGCAGGAGGATTCTAAATGGCAGAAGAGTATGTAGTGGCTACCGCTGATCTTTACCTTCCCAATTCGACTACACTCGCCCACCTAAAGGGACAGCAGGTTCCTACTGAGAATGTAGAGCGTAATGGTTGGCAGGATTTGGTAGCCTCTCCTAAGTCGAAGGCAGCAAAGGATGCCGAGGGAGTTTGATTTCAGGTTTAATCCAGGTTGGCGGAACGGATTAGATTCTGACGTTGACGACCTTCTAGAAGAAGTGGGCACGCGAGTACGTGATAATGCCCGTTCAAATGCCCGCGCGATTGACGAAGATGACGTGGAAGCAATCGAAACGTCGGAAGTCGGGAGCGATTCTGAGGGCGAATTTATTGATGTAGGTTATGATCGACACCATCCCGGATTCGTCCTCTGGTGGCATGAAGTAGGAACGTCAAAGTATCCGCCACGTCCACACCTTAGGCCCGCTGCGGCGAAAAGGGTAATCTAACAATTGGAGGCAATTTAAATGCCAATGGACCCGAAGACAATTTCGCTGGGGCCTGGTTTGCTTTATTGGGCACCTGCGGGAACTGCTGATCCAACTACGGCAGTGACAGGAAGCATTATTTCTGACACACTTCCGGTAGCATGGAAGCAGATTGGTTATACGGAGAATGGTTCGGAATTCAGCTATGAATTGTCTAGCGACGATGTAGTAGTTGCCGAAGTTCTCGACGCTATCTCCCACAAGACAACTGGCCGAAGCGGAAGTGTAGCTTTCGAAATGGCCGAAGTAACCGTGAAGAATCTTGTTCTAGCTCTTAATGGTGGAACAGTTACTAACACGGGAACTGGCGCAACTGCTCTGTGGACATACGAACCACCTAACATTGGTTCTGAAGTTCGCGTGGCCCTTATCTGGCAGTCTGAGGACAACACAGAAAGGTGGATTTTCCGCCAGGTATTCCAGACTGGTTCTGTTACTGTTGGCCGCCGACGTGGAGCAGATAAGGCTACTGTTCCCGTGACATTCTCGCTAGAAGTTCCGACTGGTGCGCGACCATTCAAGGTATGGATGGCTACCGACGCAAAGGCTGGTGGACAGGTAGTCCAGCCGTAATGATTCTACTATTCGTGAGGAACGAACGTGACTGAGCCGATTGACACAGCAATTCAGGACGCAAAGAATGAACTTCCTACCTTCGAATTCGCGGGCCGATCCTGGGAAATCCGAAAGAAGCCGCCTACCCTGATGTTGGCGGAATTCGCGCGTGCTGAGCGTACCGGGAATCCCGAAGATATTGCAGTGCTCGCGGAGTTCTATGAGTTGGTATTGGGCGACCAGTACCCTGAATTCCGACGTGCTGTTTATACTGCGGACGAAGACGAATCTGTAAACCTAATCCCGGTTATTGTGGAGAAGGCAACAGGCCGCCCTTCCGAGTAGTTCAGGAATTAGTAGGATGGGCCGTCACTAATTGGGTTATTCTTGAAGGAAGGGCAATCAAGGATAATGTCATTAGTGGCGGCTCATCTTTCCTGAACTACCCAATTACGCATTTTCTCTCATATGTGGAATACATTCTCCGAGAGGACGAAGAAACGTCTAACCACATTGACGACCTTTATGACGTTGCCCTAATCAATACAGACTCACGTCAGCAAGCAATTCGAGAAGCACTGGCAGCATTTGGAGGTTAAATGACAACGCTTTTGGGTGATGCCAGGGTTCGAATTCGTCCTGACTTTACCGGATTCCAGAAGGAAAGCGAACAGCACATTTCCCGTGTTGGTCCTGCTCTCGGTGCTGCGATTAAGGGAACTGTTTTCGCTGCTGGTGCTGGTCTAGCTGCTGCTACCGTTATCGGTGTTAAGACTGCGGCGGCAATGGAAAACTCCCGCATTGCTTTCACAACTATGCTTGGCTCTGCACAGAAGGCTGATAAGTTCCTAAAGCAGCTTTCTCAGTTTGCGGCGACCACTCCCTTTGAATTCCCGGAACTACAGACTGCTGCTAGCTCTCTGATTTCCGTCGGTGTGAAGGCCGATAAGGTAATCCCAATTATGAAGACATTGGGAAACATTACCTCTGGAATGGGAACAGGAAGCGAAGGAATTAAGCGCGCGACAGTTGCTCTACAGCAGATGAATGCGGCGGGCAAGATTTCTGCCGAAGACTTGAATCAGTTGCGCGACGCGGGAATCCCTGTTTATGAATTGCTGGCAAAGGCTACTGGTAAGTCTCAGGCTGAAGTGGTCAAGCTAGCTCAGAGTGGGAAGCTTGGGCGTGAAGAGCTAGATAAGCTTATGACGCTTCTAGAATCCGGCAAGGGACTAGAGCGTTTCAATGGGCTGATGGAGAAGCAGGGTAAGTCTCTTTCTGGTCTTGCCTCCACGTTCAAGGATACATTCACTATTGGCTTGGCTAACGCACTTCAGCCTGTAATTCCACTCCTGAAGGATGGATTGGCTGGCGCAACTAATGCCGTGGCTGCTGCAATGCCCAAGGTTGCCGACGGACTACAGGCTACAGTCTCGGGACTAACAAACCTATGGAAGAAGTCACAGCCCGCTATTGATAAGGTCAAGGAGATTAGCGGCGGAATCCAGGGAGTAGCCAACGTACTTATTACCGGTAATTTCAGTGATAAGTTTGCCAAGGCATTCGGATTCAACTCCCCCCAGGTTTATACGTTCCTGCTAAATATCCATGATGCTCTGATCAAGATTTGGGATGCAATCGGGCCACTCGCTAAGCAATTCGCGGGCGCATGGCTTGATAATGCTAAGGGACTTTTCCAGTCTTTGATGAATGCAATTGGCCCGCTACAGGCTCCACTTGCAGAAGTAGGGGCAGCGCTAGGTAGTTTCGCCCGCGCTATTCTTCCCGTTCTTATCGAGAATGGTCGGAAGGTGGCCGCCGTAGTTCAGCCCGCGTTTGCTTCTATTGCCAAGGTAATCGGCGAACAGGTATTGCCCGCTATCCGTGACTTCTTGCCCGCTGTAACTCCCGTGGTCAAGTTCCTTATTAGTACATT